ACCACTTCTGGTGAGAACCTAGTAATCCCAACTGTTACTGCAACCTCAACTTCTGGTTCAGTAGCTGCTGGTTCTGCTATCACCGAAAGCAACCCAACATTCTCATCCATCACTCTTGGTGCTGAGAAGTATGGTGCGCTTGTACAGGTAGCTCAGGAACTAGTAACTGACGCTGGATTCAACATCACCAGCTACATTGCACAACAGCTAGGAACCTCTCTAGGTCTTCAGGCTAACTCCGTTCTAACCACAAAGCTATCCGCAGCCGCAGGCTCAGTAGTAACTGGTGGAACTGGTGTTGCTGGAGCCGCTTCATACGAGAACCTAATTGACTTGGTTTACGGAATCGCCGATGGCGCTCGCGTACTTCCAGGCCTAGGCTTCCAGATGAGCAAGTCAGGTATCGCAGCAGCTCGCAAGCTAAAGGATGGTGCAGGTAACTACATCTGGACCAACTCAGCAGTTCCAGGTCAGCCAGCAACCTTGCTTGGCTACCCAGTGTACGAGAACCCAAATGTCGCAGCAGTAGGAACTGGAACCAAGTCGGTTCTATTCGGTCACCTACCAAGCTTCAAGGTTCGCGTTGCAGGTGGAATCCGCGTTGACCAGTCAACCGACTTCGCTTTCAACACCGACACTGTTACCTACCGAGGCCTAATCCGTCTTGATGGTGGACTAACTCACGCTACCCACATTGGGTACTTCAAGGGTGGAGCTAGCTAAATCTAGCCCCCAGTAAAAAGCTGGCAGGGGTCACAGAGCGTAGGACTGTGGCCCCTGTCTTTTTTTGCTATCATTCTGTTATGCCTACGAATAAAGAGAAACTGACTGGAGCTGTAAGCGTCTGGTCTAACAGTTACAACGCCCCTACTGGTTATGGCCAACAGGTCACAATGCTAGTTGACCGCCTAAAGCGTTCGGGTCTTGATGTCGCCATGTTGTCTAACTATGGCCTTGAGGGAATACCCAGTTCAATACAAACCCCTTATGGCAAAGTCCCACATTACCCAAGAGGTTTAGACCAATACTCCAACGACTCTGGGCCACAAGACCACAAGCTTTTTATTGCAGAACACGATAAGCCAAACTTGTTTATTAGCCTTTACGATGTCTGGGTAATGCAGTCAAAGCAGTATGACGACTTCCCGATTGCCGCTTGGGTTCCATTGGACCATGTGACACTGCCACCAAGAGTAGAGAAGTTTTTACGCAAAGAAAATGTCACACCAATAGCGATGTCGCCCCATGGAGTTAGACAGCTAACAGCCAAAGGCATTGAGTGTGAGTATGTGCCTCACGCGATTGATACCAAGGTTTACAAGCCAAGCTACAAGATTGGCAGTCACGACATAAATGAATACATGGGTCTAACAAAAGATAACTTTGTTGTCGGTGTTGTCGCCGCTAACAAGGCATCAGGTCTAGTACACCGCAAAGCTTATGGCGAGCTGATTCTTGCCTTTAGCATCTTTGCCAAGGACAAGCCCGATGCTGTGCTTTACCTGCACACTGATTCATTCGGTCAGGCAGGTGGCTGGAACTTGCTAAACATTCTTGCCTCACTGGGCGTAAAGAAAGAACAGGTAATCTTTCCAAACCCACAGGACTACCGATTCGGTTTGTCACAGACTGACCTAGCGGCTCTTTATACCCGAATGGATGTAATGCTTGCACCTAGCTTGGGAGAAGGCTTTGGTGTTCCAACAGTCGAGGCTCAGGCTTGTGGCACAAGGGTAATCGGCTCTAACTGGGCAGCTACACCTGACCTAATAAGCCCTGACTCCTGGCTAACCGAGGGGCAGCTAACTTGGGATGCTGGGCAAGATGCTTGGTGGATGACACCTAATGTTTCCAGTCTTGTAAACGCCCTAGAAGAAGCCTACAAAGCTGAGCGTGGCACTTCACAGGTAGCTATTGACTTTGCTAGCCAGTTTGATGTTGAAAAGGTCTGGACAGAAAGCTGGATGCCACTACTACGCAAGCTTCTCAAGTAATGCTTGTAGTAATCGGCTCATCGCCTGACAGACAAGAGTGGCTAGCTGATTGCTCTGCATCTATCAATCGAGAACACATTGTAGTTGTCAACTTTGGCTTTGAGCTTGCCAAGATTGGTTGGGTTATGCAAAACACAACCGCAGAGCGATTTCTTCTTTTACAAGACTCCTGGGTAATAAAAGACGATGGCTTTTGGGACTTACTAGAGGCACACTCAGGTTCGGTTGCCATCAACTCTGACCCTTACTATTTCGGTTGTTATGCAGGTATCTACGAGCGTTCGGTTATTGAGCAAATAGGTGTTCCTGTTATGGCTGATAAGCGAGATGCCATACGCAATGAGATTGACTGGCACAAAGCCTATGTAGAAGTAGCTGGTGAGCCAGTTGTGCTGTTTCCTGACTTAACCGACAACAATGCCACAGGAACAGTCGAGCGACATGGCAGGATAAACCTACTTTTAGAAAATAAATACATAGCTAAATACAAAGGAACTTGGTTTTGATAGAGAACTTGATTGTGCCTGTCTTGAATCGCTATGACTTGCTTCAGAGGATGCTAGATAGCGTTGATGTTCCAGTAGAGCATCTGTTAGTCATTGACAATGGACCAGGCGAAGACCTTTTCTTTAGCGACAAGTTTGCCAATGTGACAGTCTTAGCAATGCCAGCCAACTTAGGCGTTGCAGGTTCTTGGAATCTAGGCATAAAGTCCTTTCCATACGCACAACGCTGGTTTATATCCTCTAACGATGTTGTCTTTGAGCCAGGCTCACTAGAGGCTTTGTCAAAAGCCCGCAGAGATGAAATAACTCTTACCGCTGATGCACCGCACTGGCAAGCTTTTGTCTTAGGCGATGAAGCAGTTGGCGACATAGGACTTTTTGACGAATCTTTGTTTCCTGCCTACTTCGAAGACAACGACTACATGAGACGAGCTGAGTTTGTAGGCGTAAACATTCGGTTGATGGAGATAAAGCTAAGACACGATAACAGCTCTACTATCAAGGCAGGGTATGAAAGCAAAAACGCTAAGACCTATGCAAACAATGAGCGTTACTATCAGTCTAAGATTGCCAGTAACGACTACTCAGCAGGTAGTTGGTCACTAGACATAAGACGAGAGAACGGCTGGGAATGAGTCCATTAGTTTACACAGGGGGAACCTTTGACCTCTTTCACGCAGGGCATGTTCGGTTCTTGCAACGATGCGCCGAACTAGGCGATGTGGTTGTATCCCTAAACACCGATGAGTTCATCGAAAAATACAAAGGCAAGCCACCAGTCATTAGCTTTAGCGACAGGCGTGAGGTAATTCGGTCATGTCGTTTTGTAACCGATGTCATCACTAACTCAGGTGGCGAAGACAGCACCCAAGCAATCAATAGTGTCATGCCTGACATAATTGCCATAGGCTCTGACTGGGCCGTTAGGGATTACTACAAGCAGATGAACTTTGACCAAGACTGGCTAGATGCCAGGGGCATTGCCCTTATCTACATCCCCTACACTCAGGGAATTAGCTCGACAGCCATCAAAGAGCGTATGCTTTTCAGGCGTTAGAATAGGAACATTATGGCAATCACAAACGGCTACGCCACACTCTCAGAAGTCAAAAACTCACTTCGCATCACAGACAGCATTGACGACACAATGCTAGAGGTTGCCATCGAATCTGCATCTCGCATGATTGACGGCTACACAGCTCGCACCTTTTACAACGCAGGAACAGCAGTTAGACATTATGCTGCCACTGACGACCTAAACCTAATCATTGACGATGCTATCTCTATCTCTGAGGTAGCTTCTACTGACGAAATTGGTGACAGCTACACAGTCTGGAAAGTTACCGACTACCAGCTAGAGCCTCTAAACTCTCGCTCAGACGGACTTTACATGCCATACACAGGTATTAGGGCTGTAAATGACTACGCTTGGCCAGTTGTTGACCAGCAAGCTCTTTGCCGTATCACAGGCGTATGGGGTTGGCCTTCGGTTCCTATCGCAATCAAGCAGGCAACAATCATTCAGTCGTCTCGCCTTTTCAAGCGCCTTGACTCACCTCTAGGTGTAGCAGGATTCGGTGACATGGGAGCTATTCGCGTTGGTCGCTACCTAGACCCAGATGTTGAACAGCTAGCAATGCCATTCAGGATTATGAGGAACTTCGGCTAATGAGCATTACCGCTATCAGGACTGCTCTAGCTAACAACCTTGGAACAATCTCTGGGCTACGCACTGCCGCAGAAATCCCTGACCTGCCCAACCCACCTATTGCTGTTGTTAGCCTAGATTCGGTCACATACGACCAGGCATACGCAAAGGGTATGACTACCTACACTTTCACAGTTACTGTCATTGTTGGCAGGTCTGCTGAAAGAGAAGCCCAGCGCAAGCTCGATGGCTACATTTCTACTGGGGCAAATAGTATCAAAAATGCAGTAGAATCAAATAAGACTCTTGGCGGTAATGCCTACGACTGCCGAGTCGTGTCTATGAACTCAGTCGGTTCTGTGACAATAAGCGATACAACATACCTGGCTGCTGACTTCACTGTCACAGTCATAGCAAACTAGGAGAAATAAATTGGCTAAATTTTACGCACAAGACTACAAGGTCACAGTAGGAACCGCTGTTCTAAGCAGCTCGATTGCTTCTGTAACCCTTGACATCACCACAGACGAGGTAGAGACAACCGCTTTCGGTTCTTCATACCGCACTCGTATCGGTGGTCTAAAGGATGCATCTGTATCCCTAGACTTCCACCAGGACTTCGGAGCAGGCGCTGTTGACTCTCTACTATTCCCACTTATGGGTCAGA